GTCCTCTTGTATCATGTCTATCTTGAATCCGTACTGGAACCCTGAGCATCCTCCCCCTTCCACGTATACTCTTACTACCTCTCCTTCTTCTATTAATGATAAACACTTCTTCTTTGCGTTATCTGTTAATATAAAGGCTTGGGGTATATAATTGGTAATCATTGCTATAGGTCTATTACGAAGGGCTTGTCTTTCCATTCTGGGGAGGACATTAGATCATAGTAGTAGTTGACTGTACCTTGACTATGTGATCGTAGGATCAAGTGTCCATCGTGCGTCATTAAGACATATTGGCCATACTCGTCTCTTGTTACTTCAAGTGAGTCATGGCCCCGTATCTTAATTCTCTCTATCTCTTTCAATAGTCTTCCATTATGTCTATGGTAATCATATCATTCTGGATGAGTTGTATCTCTTCTGTTAGATCATTGTACTCAATTGAGTCTTCTATGAGCTTATCACGTTGCTCTATTAGGTCTTGTAGAGTTGTCTTGTTCATCGGTTTTGTATTGCATCCAAAATAAAATACCCAATAATAGTTACGGACATGATAAGCCAGAATCCACCTGCTTCTCCAAATATCTCCATCATAACCTCCGCTAAAGACAGACACCTGTCCTGTGATTGGTTATAATTATTTATAATTGATCTTCATCACATAATAACTTCGAAATCATCCTGGCAATTGGGACCATACATCTTCTTATACGTTACATACATGGTCGTGCTCATAATGACTCCTGCCCCTATCGCTACCTCAACAGGAGCTGCAATCAGTAGTGGAGGAGTCATTAGCAAGCCTGGTGCTACATGCTTAATACATGGGTCGACCCTAATCGATTCACACCCTGCTAACAATAAACATAACAGTAATATTCTCTTCATCTGACTATCTCTATATCTGCTTCAGTCTCTATCACTACCCTAGCACCACAGCTCAGTATCTTATCTCCATTCTCCCCATACCTTACCGTACTAGGACCTTTAATCGATACTTCACTGCAATACGTATTACTCTTTCCTTCCTTAATAGTAATAACAGGCTCGGCTGTTCCGTTCTTGATATTAGACTTTATCTTATGCTGATTAACATGAATATACTTCTTAGACATAAGTCACCCCATACACTCCTCTTGGCATTAACTTAGTATCTAGCTTCTTCTTCATCGATATAGTATCATACGCCTCATTAAACCTTGGAAGATACTTATCGATCAGCCTTCCCTCTAACACAAGGATCTCTTCCTCCGTCCTCATAGAAGGATATACCAACCACTCAAACTTCATCTCAGGCGATAATGCTTTACGGAACTTAGTCATCGTATACCCCTTACCCTCAGCATTACGATGATTGCCCTCCAACTTATCCAACTTCAAACAAGTACTTCCAACGTATATTATATTATCCATTCGTCACTTCCCTTCGAGATATCTGTCCCATGTACAAACCATACACAAACGTCTTCCTACCCTTCTTAGTAATAAGACTAGCCCCATCGAACTCAAGTATCTTTTCTTTGCCTTCTCGCTTGAGCTCGTTCTTTAGTTGTGTTAGGCTGTTGTACGTCTTCCTTAGCATCCTCTACCCTCTTTCGTAATTCTGATGATGAGAACCTATGTTGTCGTTTGTTATATTAGGTGATTCCTATAGTCATTCAACAATACCTTGAATGTGCTGCTCTTCTATCGCTAGCATTCCCTTACTAATATCCTGTCCCTTACTCCAATCGGCTACGACCTTATCCAGCAATTGCACGTCTTTACACAAAGGACCAATGCCTTGCACGACTCCAACGAGTGTATCAGTGCTGTTGCCTTGAATAATAATACCTGACTCGGTTGTATTCTCTTGCTTCTTGAAGTTAACTACTACTATGTTGCGTGTAGGCCTCATCGCTTATTCCTTTCGTTTATAATGTACAATCCAATAGCAAATCCCATATAACACATGGAAAAAATAGCAAATGAGCCTATTACCTGCTCAATATTCATGTTAGCAGCGCCATCCCTACACACATTACGAGTAGAAGCAATAGCATGCTACCTATGATAGCTTTACCTTCATCGTGATCATCAGGTGGCATCGTAGTACTCCAGTGCTTGTTCTATTTGTAAGGTTCCTTCGCATGATAGACCTAAATTTTCCCATGTCATGGTAAACTTATCCATCTCATATGCATGAACTTTAAAGTCATTCCTCCTACGCTGATCAAGATCGATCACGTTAAGGCCTGGGTTGAAGCGAGAGGTTTCATTGCTCATTTACAATCTCCTATTAGTCATCGACTACAATGTCTTCTAAACCAATATCACCAATACTTTCCATCATGTCATCACTGCTACCAGTACCGCTCATCATATCAGCATTGTCTTCTGGAGAGTAACCCATCATGTCATCATCAGGAGCAGACACCCTCAATACTTCCAAAGCTATCTCATGAGCTTTAGAAGCAATCTCGTACTGATTCATTCCAGTCTTTTTAGTGATAAGTGCCTGAGCCATCATTAACGTAGCTTGTTCCAATTTTGTTAAATTCATATGTACTCTCGTCAATTATTCCATCCATCCAATTCTCTTTGATGTCTTTGATCCAATGTATACTTTTGTCACTGACGTCAGCTACTATCACATCGACACCATCCTCAAGAAGAACTATGTACAGTCTTCCGTTATCAAACCTAATATCACTCGACCTCATCAGCATCATCCTCTTGTCGTTCAATATCTTCTTCGTCACAGGTATCACCATACTGAATCTCAATGATAACTAACTCTTCATCACTATCATTGATCAGCTTGTGCCATCCTCCAGCTGGTATCTCTATCATCGAATGAGCCTCTAGCCTGAAGTTGGTGTTCCTATAGAGTTCTACAATTCCTCTTCCCTCTACAACATGCCACAGCTCATTACGAGACGCATGCTTTTGACGTGATAGAGATGAGTTAGGATTAACTACAAGACGCTTAACCTTAGTCGTGTTATCCTCATGCTCATACAATACCGACCACTTACCCCAAGGACGATCCACTATACCATCTCCTCAACAACACCAAGCAGCTCAGCTACGAACAAAGATGCTCCTGCTCCAACCAGATTGCCTAGAACAAGACAGCATGCCGCTATCATTCTAAAACCGCTCTTTACTAAGCTCACATAGAAGTGACCCTTGCTTGTATCTTTAGGTTGAATCATTATAGCGTCTCCTATTAGAAATCGTCGTACTTGCCAGTAAGATCTGTATTCAAAGCCTTCTCAATCATACTCATAACATCAGGTGATTTCTTTGGTGTTGGTGCATGCTTTGACTTTTTAGAATTTCTCTTCTTCTTACCAGTAGCTTTCTTAGCTGGAACTTCTTCCACAGCTGCAGCAGCTTTCTTAGTAGGAGTCTTCTTAGGTGTTGGCTTCTTCGCAACCTTTTCAGAGATTGGAATTACCGGAGCTAGCTCTTCGATCTCTTGAGCAGGAGGCTCAGGTACTTCAGCAGTCACTTCCATCTCGGCACTCTTGAGAGACTTGAAGTAGAACCGAGACTTAGTTACTTTCACACTAACTACATTAACACTGTCTGGCTTAGAGTCAGGACTCAGTTCGGCATGAAGCTCTTTTAACCAGGCGCGAAGACTTTGACGTAGCTCTTTTTTCTGACCGGCAGCTACTAATATGTTGAGTACCTTATTGACACTCATAATGTTCTTGGTGATGTCACTCCTACGCTCAGGTGTAATATCACATACTATAGTGGCATCGAATGGTCCACCCTTGATAATTGTTCCTGTCGGAGTTGTTACATCATCACCCGGATACCTACTCACATACACTACATCATTCTCGCAGACACCGATCATCGGCTCGTTAAAGCAAGACTTAGCGTCGATAGCATATGTGTTTCCATCGCTGGTAACAACTCCAATATAACTACTCATTCCCTCAGCAGGCTTCGTAGTATAGAATATCTCAGCAGGTAGGTTTTTCGATGGATCTTCAGGAGATCGAAGATAGAATATACCCATGTACTTGGCATTAAGAGTCTTCTCGTAGAACTCTACTAGAGATTCGTCTTTCAAGTACAAAGGCTTTCGTTGGTGTAGTTTCATGATATATTCTCAAGATAGGTAAAATACTGATTATAGTTGTCGATTGCCTGCATAACAAATGGAAGTATGAGTAGGATTGCTAATATAATAGCAGCGAACTCAGTTAAACCTTCTGTAACGAACAGCACAAGCTCGATACCACAAATAAACGCTAAAAATTTCATCATATACATCATACCATTATTAGATAGTGAAGACAACGCTGTCTTAATATTCTTTGAGATTGCTTATTCGTTCACGCTCTCGCTCGAGTACACGAGTTCTCAATTGGGTTGTTGAGAAGGAATGGTCACGTGAGTTATAGATGATCTCGATATTCTTCTTATCGCACTCTCTCTTGCCAGTGAAGTCTTTTCCATCATACTCGACACCGAGAATACGAACATCGATAGGTAGAGCAATCATAATGTCTGCGAGATCTCTCTCTGTATTGTAGACGACAATGTCATCTACGAAGGTGCAAGCAGCTAATTGAATCTGTCTCTCGACTAGACTCTGTACTGGAGCGTTCTTCGTATCACGATCCACTGATGGATCATTCTGCAGTGCACATATTAGAAAGTCACAATGCTTCTTACACTCAGAAAGCATCATGACATGGCCTGCATGAAGTAAATCGAATGTGCTGGCTGTTATACCAACTCGACCCATATAGTCGTTGAACTTAATCTTCACCGTGCAATAGCTCCTTAATTTGCTCAATCAGCTCAAGGAGCTCTTCTGAGTCCTTCTCTGTGTCTATTTCTACTTCTATTTTAATCTTCATTTAGTTACTTACGCAAAGTTATATATGAGTCCACAAGCACCAACAGCTGTTATAGTGAAGTTGGTTACAATCAACGACTTCTCTTTCCATATCCACGATACAATTGACCACTGCACTCCGCTTAGCACCATAACGATAGGACCATACGGGTAGAGTCCGAGACTATTGAGTAGTGTTCCTGCAATAAGAAAAAGAGTCGCTGACCACTTGAGGTACGTCAGAATCATCGAGACAGGACTCCATATCCCTGTCCCTTCAACGCAAAGTTACTAATCTTAGTTAGTACTTGATCTCGGGCAACACGATCGTTCCTGAGCTCTCGTATGATCTGCTCGTTTGGTTGTCGGGATTCTTCAATCAGCTTGATACAATGCAGCTTGAAGTTACCAGTGGACATATTCGGATTGTTGTAAAGCTCATACACCTTCATAAGCTCAGCATCTTTTATCATAGGGTTTTTCATGATGTTCTCCTCAGTTATCAGTATGGTAATTATCCCAAATATAAACCAAAAGGTCAACCCTTATCAGGATATCCCTCAGACCACTCAATTAGCGTGTTAGCCACGAAGGAACGCCATGCATCCTTGTCAAGACTCCATACGACAAAGCGATCATTGGTAGCAACCTGCTCTACAATCTCTGTAACTTCATGAGGTTGATGGTTGAGCAGCTCAGGTTTGAGCGTGCATGGCATTATTCGGATATCATCCGTACCCACTTTCTTAAACTTCACGGTAACAACGCCCTCGCGAGCTTTGTCTAGCAACTTCTGCATATCACTCATCAATACTGTCCTCAGTCTCTTGCAGACCATCTTTATAGTCCTGGATCTGCTTCTTAGTTATCTTCAAGCCTTGGTCGATGACCATATCAATACTTGACACTCCGACCATCTCCATCTTATCGAGATTCAACCTAACGTGCCTGTGAAAAGGATAAGGCTTGGGCCGGAGTCCTTTATCATATACTCGCTGCCGATCGATAATCCAATCGGTAAGCATCTCATGGTTAGATTCGTACTTGAACTTATTACGAAACCGTTCAACTACTTTCCAATTGATAGAGGAAGCTATTATTGCTCGTGGAACGTCACTAGTCATTAGTTATAACCCTTGACAGCATCATGTGTGGAAGGTATCTCTGTTTTAGCCATCCCCAGAAGGACTCGAGCCTCGTCTCTAACCTCGGCTGTGACAGCCATACCGAAGGCATCGGGATCGAGCAATGACTTTAAGAAAACGTATACACGATCGGTGTTAAGATCCTGTGACATTAGCCCTGCCCCCTGTACTTCTTGTAGCTGCGCTTCTGGTTCTTGTTCATGCTAGACATCTTGACGTTTCGTCGACCAATCGAAGTCCGCTTGTTAGTAGGTTCTGCTGCTTTGTTATTACTATTTGTCAATGCCATTCTAGTTTCCTTTACAATGTATATTCGAAGTTGTTAGTCTTCTTATTTCTTGATAGCACCTTTGCTCCATTCTTTATGTGGAACGACTGAGCCATCTTGGTTTTCGGAGACATAGTTACTATTCGCGGACGTACCTTCTCATCCGCTTCACTATACTCCGATCGAACTATCTCAAGGACCGAGTTGATCAAATCAGTACCAGCACCTTTAGTATACGACCATAAGGTGTAGGGGACAATGACAAACTCGCCTGCGAGTTCTTCTTTTGCCATACTAACGAGCTCATCTTCATTAGTAGGGACTCCGTACCCGAATGACAGACAAACGACTGCTTGGGGCTCAGCACCTTCGAACAAGGCAAGCACCTTACGGCCGACATCCGTACGGAATTCAGCTGATAGGTGTGGACGAACAACGTCGTCTTTGATCAGAGGTGCTATCTCTTCTGTAGTTAATTCTCGTATATCTCTCATAATGTACTCACGATATGTTATTAAAGTTCGTTCTCATGATCCATCAGGAATCTTATATAGAGTCCTTCTTCACGTCCAAATGCTTCTATCTCCCACGGGGAGTCGTAATAGTCATCCATTTCATTCCGAGCAGCTTTCCACTTCACGCCATTCCATCTACAGACAGTCGTGAACATCTTAAGCCGGCCAGTTGCAAACTGGACTAAGTGAACCAGCTCATGTGCAAGAGTCTGGAAGATAGATGTCTCCTCATGAGGATTAAGAATAATATCGAACACGCGAGGGCTCTTGCGAGATATCTCGTGCTCGCAGCTTCCTCTGGATTCGTCATGACGAATAAATATATTAATAACTAAATCCTTGCGGATAGAATCACTTAGTTCTAATTTTGTTAAATAGTATGGAATGGCCATGTTAATCAGCCGTCGCATTTCTTTATTCACTCGGTTAGTGTAGTTAACAATCATTCGCTTCTCCTCAATTGAATAGGTATTATCTGAAATACTATTCAAAAGGTCAACAGTCTATAAAATACTGGAATAACAACGAGTTATGTTCTTTCTATACTACAATCAACGTCAAAAGCAGCTAATAATCACCGATCTGAAGGCCAATGAACGGGATCTTGAGCTCTTAGAGACTAATCATTCTGTCGAATCTCTCGTCGTCAGGTCTGCTATGTACGTCAAGACTTACCAGTGTGAAGTGATTAACCGTGTCGAACAACACGTCAACAAGAGAGTAGTGAACAAGATCAAGAATAAGAACGCACCGAGATATAAACATACCGAAGAATCCAAGAAGAAAATATCAGAGCGTGTCTCTGGCGAAAATAATGGAAGATACGGTGTTGTAGATCCCGAACATATAAAAATGTCTAAGTCTGAAAAGCTCAAGTTCTATTATCAGTATAATGTCCATGGTAAAAGCGGCTATAAAGATTCAGATGAAACAAAGAAGCAAAAGTCTTTAAACAATTGCAACAAGGGTGGTTGGGTCTGGATCTGCAATAGATCTCTAGGCGAAGAGAAAAGATGCAAGGGCGATATACCTCATGGTTGGGTTCGTGGTAGGATCCAAGATCACTCAGCTGGCCTTAAGCGTTATAACGCCTCTCGAACTCGCTCCTCGCGTCAACAAACTTCCAAATCCAAGAGTCGCGGCGTTCAGTAAACACCTGTGGCTCAGATCCGTCTACTGTAATCATTATCACTAGCTGGTTGATAGGCGTCTTAGTCATCTCTTCAAACATAACAGCATATGCTGCTGTCTGCATAAAGTAACTATCAATCCATTCTTTCTTCTTAGGCTTGCGTGACGTCTTGAAGTCGATTACAGACAATGTCCCATCGTACTCAGCAATGCAGTCAACAGTACCAGCTACCCTTAGATAGTCGGAGTACATTTGGCATTCCTGCATTACGACATTGTTTATGTTGGAGTCTATGAGGGGTTTCAAATCGTTGAACGATTGAATGTTGGAGGGCATGTGGTTCTTCGTATAGTCTTCTACATTGTTAATGTAGTCTTCACATACTTTGTGTACGGCTGTACCTCTGGTCGAGGCTTGCGTAGATATCTTATTGGCTTCTTCTTCACCAACTCTCTTACGCCACTTGATAATACCATCCTTGGCAAAGATGCCAGCGACAGTAGTGACGGAAGGATACTTCTTACCTTCTGGTGTAAGATAGTATCTCTGTCCGTCAGCTTGTGTGGTACTGTCTAATGGCTTTATGTCGTAAGGATTGATATGTGTGAACTTCATTATGTAACTCTTTCTCAATTGTATTGGACACCATAACATATGATGCCCAAAAGGTCAACAGGCTATACCAAATTCATTTCGTCCCGTGCTTCTATCCACTGTCTCACGAATCCGCTTCTGACAATATCGTTCATCTCGAACTCGACATTGCTATTACCGTAACCCATCCTAGACCAGAGTTGTAGCAGCAACTTAGCACCTGACTGTTCATGGGGCTTGGTGAGATCTGTTTGTCTGAAGTCGCCGCAAACAATAACTCTTGAGTTAGCTCCTACACGAGTCATGATAGAATTTATCTCTGAGTCAGTCATATTCTGGAACTCATCAATAATTATTATAGAGTCATCGTACGTATTACCTCTGATGAAGGACGTCGATATAAACTCGATCTTTCCTTTAGTCTTGAGGATATCGTACCCATCGCCTCTATTTGTTATCTGTGAGCAGATGGCCTTATAGGGTTGCTCATACACCGCCATCTTTTCGCTTTCTTTTCCTGGTAGAAAGCCTATGTCTCTTGTTGGTACTACTGATCTGACTATGATAATTTTGTCTAGTAGATCTGAGCCGTTCATTAGTTCGTCGAGTGCGAGATACAGGGATATAAATGTCTTGCCTGTTCCTGCTACTCCGTGCAGCATTAGGTTGTCACCTTTGTCGAATAAAGCGAATGCCGCCGACTGGTTCTCAGTCATAGGGCTTATCGTTCTCAGTTCTAATGAATCTCTTTTTTGTGTTCGTTGCTTCCTTTGACGTCTTTTGTTAAATTTAGAATATTCTTTCTCATTTTTTTTGTCGTAATAATCTTCAAAATGTTCGACAGTAAGAGTACTCATTCATCATCCCCTTAGGATTGAGTTTGCTTCCTCCACTTCTTCACAGCTTCTCTTGTTTTCGAGGCGGATATATCCTTAGAACCGTAGCGGTCAGCTAGGTCACTAGTGGGATGTGCTTCAGAGATTCGACTGAGGTTTTCATTCCAACCATCGTCGTTTTTGATTCCACTTACGTATTTCGAACTGACAAGCCCAGGGGCTTTCTCGATGATAGTAGAGATGTGAGGGTTTTCTTCGAGGAAGGCGACACGACTATCCCAGGATACTATTTCATCCCAGACTTCACCGGTCTCGTTGTTTTTGAAAGTGTATATTGGCATAATTCTCCTATACCTCTTTATTTATAAAACTATCGAGTTCATCCAGGAACATACCACGGATGTTGGGTGATTGAAATCGATGAACGTGGAGGCCTTTAATCCTTGGTAGCAGCATAATGAACGACGAGCCATGGTTCATCTTCGCAAACCAATCGAGGTACAAAGCACGTCTAGCACCATCCTGCAGACTTGTTTTAGTTTGTGGACCATATGCGTTGGTACCAGTGTACACATTGTCAGTAGCTAACTCATTCTGAATAATAAAATCAAATCCCATGCATATCAACTCTCGATGGCCATGCTTGATAGCCTCAATCATAGCGTTCATGCCAGCATTGGATCTCAGTCTGGTAAACGGATTAAATTCAGGATGCTCGAACTGCTCTTCAAAAGGAGGGCTAATAAACTTTTCTTCGGGGAAGTCGCTCTCTTGAATCTCTTTAGTTATCTCTTCATCAATTGCAACAAGATAGTCTGGTTCAAAGTCTCTGTATAGAGCATTACATCCATAGATGCATCCACGTCCTCGGAGCGATTCAAGATCATGCTCGCTCCTAGACTTACCGTTTCCTATAATAAAGGCTCTCTTCTTCATCATCATATTCACTTATACTTTGCTGTTTCACTATTTTAAGAATTCGCTGCTTCTTGCGAGCTAGCTTGTCATCTATCTTGTCTGAATTTTTAGTATTCTTTCTGCGATCCGTCTTAGCCATCTACCAGCCCTCTGTTGCTTCTGGTAGAGCTTCTTGAACGAGCTTCTTAGTAATAGACTTGAAAGGCATCTTCTTATCTTTAATTGATACCAACAACTTAGCATCAAATCGATCTACGCTCTCAAGCATCTCTATGAACATAGTTTCACGTCTGAGGGTCTTCATTGCTTTGCCTTCTGGAGTATTAATAAAATACTGAAGGCGGCGCGCATCGTGCTTCAGCACGTGATGTACATCAGCCTCTTTTGCAGCAGGCGAGTATGGAGGAACTCCCGCGGGGAGTAACCAAATCCATTTAGGATTGAAAGTGAGATCGAGAATGATCTTCATCGGTGCACTCTGGGCGTACTCCCGAAGAAGCGCAATCTTCTTCGCTCTAGTTTTTTCTTTGTCTACTTTTTCAAGTTGTTCGTACATACTGAGATTCATATCTAAAACTCGCTAATACTATCCATGAGGTTGCTTAATTTATTTTGTATGAAGTAATTAAATAACTTACTTCGGTCATTAGTAACATAATTTTCATACGTATCGAGAATCTGCTTTTTAATCTCTTCAGGTATAAGAGACAGATCAATCAATTGCCTGTTACGCATCCAGTTACGCTTATATTCATCATTCTCCATTAGCTCACTAGATTCGATGTTGTCTATGTTTAGATGCGACACAGAGGATACAATGTTCTTCCGAATCGGCTTCTGTCTGCCTCCAGATACAAACACTCCATCAGGAGAGCATATGTTCGGTATGCCATCCCCTCGATCACCTTTTAAGATATGCTCTTTGAGATACACTGAAGGATCTTCATGACGAACAAACTTCTTAACTGCTGGGCTATATTGCTTAATGTTCTTATACACGTGTAGCTGAACAAAGTCTTTATCGCTTGAAAGGATAAGCAATGGACTATCGTGATGCGTATGGGATATAGTACCAATGATGTCATCGGCCTCAGCTCCATCGATCATAATAGTCTTGTAAGGAAAGACCTCAATGAGCTCTTCTCTTACTTTATCAAGAGCTTGAAACATAGTGGGCCAATCGACACCAGATGATTGTCTGTCTTTCTTACGACCAGCTTTGTAGAAGGGGAAGATCTCTTTACGCCAATATCTCCTGCTGTCGCAGCAGATGACAAGCTCACCGTACTCTTCGGTAAACTTCTGACGATAGTGTCTTATAGTGTTGAGGATCATATGCCTGAGCATACTTTCATCAAGAGGGATATTCGTGTGCGCACCAACCTGTACCATAAAATTACTGATAACAACTTGGTTAAAGTCGACGAGAATCATAATATTATTCCATTATTTTAGTTTACTATCTGATTATATATGATAGTAAGCACAAAGTCAACTCTTATCTTCTTCGTCGCGTAGGACTTGCTCGAGCTTCTCTTGCATCTTGTGAAGAGGGTGACTCCGACCAAGAGTGCGCATTAGGCATGATGATAGAGCTTCAGATACCAGACAGTAGTCTCGTATAAACTCATCAGAATCCACATCGAAGCCATGGTACTCTAGTTTACTCATAATACGACTACTATACAGCTCAACCAAACCTTCAATGAACTGATCTTGTTTGGCCAGACGAACGCTCATACTCGTTTTATTGAGTTCATTGATGAGGTCATATCTACCTTCCACCACACGATCGCGAGGAAAGTTGATTACAATAGCTCTAGCCATACTTCTATTTAGGCTATACACCATCCGTGCTCTTATCACAAACTGCACCCATGTCAGAATAGTATACGCCTTTTGTCCTTTTCATCTGACCCTTCTTCTTGCCTTCGTGATAGTATGCTGGATTGATACAATAGGTTATCACCTTCATGTTGCGATCTTTGCCCCAGAAACTATCGAGCCATATGCCAGTTTTAAGATATGTTTCCATATTGATAATGTAAGACTGGGATGAAAGGTAGAGAGCTTCAGCTCCCTTGACTCCATTTCTGGTCGCCTGCTGATGTACCTTCTTAACTTCCTTCTGATACTTTATATACTCTTTGACTTTTTTAAGAGACCATTCATGATCATCTGACAGTGCAATGACATGAGGATGAACATTCTTGTATGCAGGCGGATTGTTTGCGAGACGCTTCTCCCGAGCTACAGCTAGACGCGCGACTGCAGCTTCTTTCTGTTCCGGAGATAACGTGCTTCTTCTTCGAGTCTTCTTAGGCTTTGTTTGCGAGGATGCCACGGATCAGTCCCTCCCATTCACGGGCTCGTTGGTCCCAGTTATAAAACGCATTTGTGTAGTTCCTTTGAAATATCAATCTGCTCTTGGTACTATCTTCGTTTCGGCCGACTTGGTCTATGACTGAGCTCAGCGCGTTTGCAAATATATTGACATGCTGCTGAGGATCTTCGTGCCATTGATACTGGTATGCAAAATTAGATGTAGTTTCGGGAAGAGCAGCGTAGTTAGGACATACTATTGCGCACCCCGCGCTCATAGCTTCTATGGCTGCAATGCAGGATGTCTCTTGCCATATACTAGGATAGGCAAATATATGAGCCTCTTGCAAAGCCTTGCGTACTACGTCGTTTGGTTGATACCCATGATAGGTCATATCAGGATTACTCTTGATACGCTCGAACAGCTCTAGGTATGGCTCATCTCGTTGAGGCCAGCCATATGCTTCGAATGATGAGTACACATCTAAGTGAATGTTGTCATGATGCTTCTGTAGAAACTCAAACGTGGGTACTAATAACTCGAGGCCTCTGTGAGGCGTAGTATGGTAGATTAGTCTAATCTTGTCATCTCTAGACTTTTCTTTGTGCTCGATAGGTTCTATTGCATTGCGTAGTGTAAGCGATTCGCTGTACGGTATACCCATTGCAAGATGGTACGTGTTGAACTGCCACTGCGATACAAATACCAGTCTATCAAATCTTGCTCGCGACTCAGCATCTTTCAGATGGATCGCTTCCGGATCGTTAAATAGATCATGCAGCCACAGGATGGACGGACGCGTGTCATCCACGTCCCTGACGCGCGAGCAAATAATCTGGACCTCATCCCTAATGTCTATCGGTAAACGCTCGTAGAGGCCGTATTTCATCATCTCAGTGCCGCCCATAGCGTCTTTAGACAACTCATCTACGGTTACACCATCACTATCCTGACCTAAGCTGAATCCAGCTGGCTCACTTTGTAGTACATTCAAACTTGTCGACATTAGTTCATCACCCTACTTTCAAATAATAAAAATAAATCTTCTTCCATTTCCCGAGCTTCAACTTCCCACGGTACTTCGTAGAAGTTATCAAGCCCAACATCCACTATATCCCCATGCCATATATGACGGTAAGTTGGTTTGAATCTTTCTTTCAACTCCCCCTTCGCAAACTGCTTGAGGTGTACCATCTCATGTGCTATAGTTTTAATTAGTTCACTACCAGCTAACTTCTTGTCTAACTCAATCGTAAACGATCTTGGATTAATATTAGAGTCTTCCCACCCACAATATCCATCAGCATGACCGAGGTCCTTCATCTCTACAATGATATCTAGAACCTCTACTGTCCGCGGATGCAATAAAGTGAACGCAAATAATTCGATCGCCTCTGTCATGAGTAGTCTGTTCTTCTTTCTTCTTACTTTAACAAATTCAATATTCATACAGATACTATAACCGATGCGAATTCAAAAGTCAACTTACAATTGTTGCCTTCTCAACCAGCCGTCATTTTGTAACCCTTGTACGAATCTATCTACCTCTGATTCTTCAATTGTCAAAGATTGAACTCGGTCGTTGTGTTTAGACGATTCTATCACAGTGGCGACACCCCCATTGAATCCTTTCTCTATAGATATTATTTTATCCTGGTTCGGATGGTAATATTCAGTAGTCATGTTATATGTTACTCCAATATTCTGATTTACGTTCATTAAATATGTCAGATCTCTTACTCTTACCAATGTTCTTTCGATCACCTTTCATATGATCCATGTACTCGCCTAGAATACTATTGATGAATACGTGATCGTAGTTCTTGCCCCACGGAGTAAGATTGATGTTCTCAATTTTCAAATCTTTCTCGAACATCCTTCTGATTTCATCGAATACAAAGCTATCGTGCCATTGAGCATACTTAAATACTCCGTCATGCGTGTACTCCATCTTCCAACGACCCATAAAGGCATCATTAACAGAGTGATTAGTATTGTATATCACAAAACCACATTCACTGTAGTTATTCTCACGACCCAGATAAGTCAAGTACTTCTCTTCGTCTACTAAGGATTCTAGGAAGTCCATAGTAACGTCAGCATGCGTCAATGTATCAGCATCAAGCCATATTATATAATCAGCTGCCTTGTTGAGGCAAGCGTTAATTACACTGAACGTCTTGTAAGAGAATCTAACAGCGCCCAGGTGCAGTTCCAGGGCGTTCTGTTGATCAGGTCTGTCCTTGTGTCTATCGACAAACTTACGGAGCTCAGGCTCTTCCTTGTACAGATCATATATTTTATATTTGGAATGCTCTGGTAGCCTCAGGTTATCTTCAGTATATATTCTGAGATTAATATGATCGGGCCATTTATCTATGAAGCTCTCGAGCATTACACTGCCAATCTTATCGTAGTAAGACTGACTCATTGATGTTACAACTTCAAACGTACTCATAGTTGATTCCTGATATGCTGCCATGCACGGCCATCTTTTATTTCTTTGCGCGACCATTGAGCGTATGAAAGGTTATTTAACCATTGTTGTCTATCGTTTGATCTTACCAAATCTTCAATCTGGGATAACTTGTTATTGCCTAGCGAGTAAGCAAAGCTACCTGGATCCATAGCAATTGTGGGAGTGCCTCTGATAACAGAGTCTATGCCAAATCCTGAACTATATGTTACAGTAGCATAGGCTGCATCAAGTGTCTCTAACAGATTATCCTTTGTACCTTGCTGCAGTGCAGCACCTTCAATACGTGTAATGCGTACGATATCTTCTTTGTCAAATTGTCTATCAAGCTGGGGTGTTCGCACAACGATTGGTCTGTCTGTATACATTCTGAGCTCTTCAGCAGTATCAGCTGCCCATTTAGTTACGTTAATACCTCGAAGAGAAGCGTCGCCAGGAAGCTGCAATGCAATGACAATATAGTTACCTTCTTTCTTCCATGGTAGGAGCTTCACGTTAAGATTCTTGGATATCTTCTCCCAACGATCAGACGGATAGCTCTGGCTTTGTCTAAAGAATCGACCTGTATCAGCTAAGAAGCCGTTGACTCCTATCCTATACCATTCGTCTTGCAATATGTTGCTGACAGGTCCACGTCCGATCAGAGGTGTCTCTACACAAATAAACGGCTTACCGCTCTCTACTATGCTTCGCTTACAATTGTGCCAGGGTGTGTCCCTATCTTTCCAAGAACCAAAGATTACTGCAACATCGCATTCATCTATGTCATCATCATTGGTTGTAACGAATGCTTCATCGCCCAGCTCGGCAATACCCCACTGAAAATCGAATAGCATCTTTCGAAACTTATTATCGTTGGCACTGTTTAAAAATATACCAGTTATCATATTACTTACCAATTATATTGTACGGACCAAAATTCTCTTCGGGTGCATAGTCATCAATTGTATATCCAGCAGCAATAGCCTCCTCCTTGACATCAAACCAAAGATTGAATATATCTGGTCTTTTATGCTCGGCTATCTGTCCCGTATACCATGCTGGCCGCCATGGCTGTGTAGCCATGTCTGTGTAGTGCACATGCCACAGCTCGTCAACAGGGACATCGTCACCATCAAGACAATTCCACTTGGGATCTAAATCTTTAACTAAAGGCTGACCAGAGAACTTATTAATCATTCTATGATGTGACTCAGGAATATTTTTCATACGATTGGATGGCATTGAGTAATCTTCGAAGGCTGCACAATCGAATACAATTACACAAAACTCGTGTCCACCAAAACGCTGTCCTCGTCTAGCTGCAACAGGCTTACCTTCCATATCAATATTGATTAAATCGTTGATATCCTTGAAGTTAATCATGTCACAATCAGTATATATTGCTCTACCTTTGAACCCACATGCCTCAGGAATAACCCAACGGAAGCCTGAGAAAGGAGTAGACCACATTTGAGTCTGCCACCCACCCCATAGCGATGTATCATCATGCGTCTGCCTCATCCATGTGATTTCTACAGGCACAGAAGCATTCTTACGAATAGAATACTCATATACCATCTCACACTCAGCATCTTCTCCATTGGCAGATGTACCTATGAATATTCTAACTGGCTCACTCATTTATTATGCCTCTGCTTCAAATTATCAATCGACGTAATTATATCCTAAGACATATTATATAATAATATCTCAGCTGGATCAACATCGAATGCTGCTTATTCTTCCCTGCACACCAGCCCTTCGTTAGCCTGTAGGACATTAATTATGTGCTCGTCAGTTATCCATTGACTATCATTTTCTATGGTGAGCTTACCATTTTTCTGCGTGTACATCTCGGGATGAAAGTTTGCAAGATCCCGATAGTATTGAACAGTTCTTTTTTCTCTATGCCAGTCAACATAGTGTCCTTCTGGATAAACGTGCTGTGGGATCACCTCGCTATCAATTACATCGAGGCCAACATGCCTCAGGTACGTTCCATACACAAATTCGGGCTGATACTTCCAACTAGCAACGTCTTTGTTGAACAGAGAGAAAGGTATCCATTTGTTAAAGTGAAAGTACCAACACATCGCTGTAAATGTGCCAAATGCAAATCCATCCCAAACATTCACAGGACTCGACTTGCCACCCATTTTCCTTGTTATTACAACATCGTTGCTTTTCTGAACAAGGGGCAGATAGTCGATTAACTTGCCTTTGTATTTAAAGTCGTATCGAAGTCGGACAACAATGTCGTAGTCAATTTTAGATTTAACTACGAGGTCAAAGGCAGCTGCTGTCATGTGCTGAATACGACCTAACATGAATATAGGATGGTTTTTTCTATTACTTAAAAGAGTAGACTCGAAGTGCCATAGATCTGTTCTTGCAACGCAATTGTAATCGACTTTCGCAATCTTTTTGAAGTTGGCTGAATTTTCAATGACAGCGCATTCTTCTGGTGTTGTCTTTATCCACGTGGAATGGTAGCTGTCGTAATCAAGACCCTGCAAGAATTCATCTCTATGCTGCTTAGAAACAGTTTCGAAAGTTCTAGGCTCCCCACTATACACAACTGCAATTTTCATACGTAGTTTTCCGTTATCGTTTATACATTAATCGAATGGAGTCTCTACACGAATTGCACCATGTACCGCATTTCTTGTAGTTGGTGTAGTGACATCACCTCGACAATGAAAGCCACTTGTATCAGCAACAACCAATGAGTTTGCTTTGGCTACAATAGGTTCTAGTTTGAGGTTCATCCTAGCAAGGTCATCAGGTAAAGCTCTGAACGAACCCTCGCTGTGACCTTTATTTCTTTTTGTGTCCCACGTACCATTGGTAACAGCAATTGATTCCTTTAGATAGAAATCTAACTGCTCTGTACTTAACGCTGTGCTTCCCTTGGCATACATGAATGCTCCTTCATTGACATCCTCGGGGAAGTACCAATACTTGAGGCATGGATAGAATACGTCGCTGTGACATACTTTTTGAATGTCTCCATTACTCGGGTTATTCTGCAGCCGTTGAACGTAACTCGTATGTAAGAAATGATCCCAGGCTGCATCCTCGTAATCTACTCTACGTACAGCTTCAGCACAAACTGGAAATATTTTTTCTTTGAATACGTTGTAAAATAACTTCTGGTCATACTCCTTAGACATGACCTCTTTTATTTTATTAAACGGTTGAATGTTTTCGCAGATTGGATAGGAAAGAATGAAGTCTTTTATTTTCTTGGATGTACTGTCGTCAAGGAAGTTTTCAATCACCATCACGCCATCACGGTTGTACTCTTCGATTCCACTACCTCTTAGGTCGTGGGCATGCCTTGCGAATATCATTCTGAATATATGAAGACCCTTCTCCATAAGATCAACGCGACCAAACAGAGGATGCACATTCTTTGTCAAAAAGAACTTATGCCCAGTAAACACAATTGGATCTGGGTCTTCTCCAAATAGAATTTTATAAGCTAGTTGCGTTTGATCTGCAAAATTGTCTTCGTTAAGATAGTACTCTATGTTGTAGATATCGTCGCACTGAGCTCCAGATATCATGGATTTCTCGTACAGATAGTTGGCAAGATAAGTTTTCACATCCTCTCCTTTGGGATACAAATCAATAGACCATCGTTTACAGGTATATCTTTCCTTTCAATGGTTTGAAAAATTGTATGTCGAGCCCGATGATCAGTATTATACAAATATGCATAATCTTCAAACCCTTTAATATTCTCTCTGTCTGGTCGTTTATAGTCAACAGCATTCTCTTTGTCTGTCTCCATAATAATTATAGGTCTTTTGTTGTTTATAAACTCCAGACCTCCTTCAATAACCTCAGACTGATATCCTTCAATATCACTCAGTATCAAATCTACAGGATCTGTATAATCGTTGAGTAGTACTGTGTTGTTCTCCCCATTTCCAAAACCGTAGCTGTTTATTGTTATTGCGTCTGTTGGATTGCTAGCTAAATTTAAGTGAGCTGCTTCTAGTGCAATGGGATCGATGTCGTATCCTACTACGTTTGCATCAAATACCTTCTGCATCATCAATGTGGTGTACAAATTTTGACAACCAATGTCAATGGCATGGTCTATTTTAAAGTTTTTACTAATGCCATTGAGCGCTTTGAGAAAGCCAGGCTCGATAATTTGGAACTTATCAAAACCGTTTCCTCTTTTTACAAAATGTCCAAATGTGTGATTGAATTTATTGCTGAGGTCAAATTCTATAGTATGTTCTAAAAACGTAACGTACATTTTACCATCAGCTTTTTGCGAGCGCATAGTAACCTTTTCGTTGAATGCGTCTATCATATCATTTTGCTCCAGTATTCGTTATCATCCCTAGGCACATTTATTGACGTAGCAGAGGGGTATGGATTTGTTATGCTTGTATCATTTATTAACACTCTTGGTGCATGAGGTATGTCGTAGAGTACTCTAATATCCTTAAAACCGCAGTCCTCTAAGCCCTTCTCCGTTGTGTCTTTGAACTTACTCGGGCGCGAGGTCGTGAATATGATTGTAGCTCCTTTTTCTTGCTTTTGCAGAAGATACTTAACAGCACCTGGAATCGGCCGAGGAGGATTCGAGTAATCGTTGCTAAAGAGCTTAGATTGATTGTAGAAGACTGTCCCGTCGATATCACAGAAAATAGTTTGTCTCTGCTTGTTGTACTCAACAAATTCTTTGTATGTTCCTAGATCAACATAGTCCTGTACATCTTTAGCAACGAAGACGTTGGTCTGGAGCAACTCTTTTATAATGTGCGAAACGAATATCTCACCTTCGTGTATCTCGCTAAGACGTTCGAACGATCTACAGAAAGTGTCGGCTGACTTGAAACCATATCCACCTACGCAAATCTGATTACTGACAACAGACTTCTCTACTATATTAGTCAGCAGGCCTTGCTCATTCGTCACTGCAAAACTTTTTGCCGCAACATTTATAACATCCAGATTGTCTTTTAAGTTGACAGTGCATACATAATTCTCTTCGCTCAGTGAAGATGTAAAGAAACTGTCACAGTCTTGTATAAAGATAGGCGTGTCAGATAACTTCATAGCGACGTGGTATGATGTTTCTGCAGGACCAGACGTTGGTTGATCGAGAATATGAATATGTACATTATCACGGTGGCCGTATACTTTATTGATAGCAATTTCAGCATCATACTTCTCAGCATGCTCTCGTAATATTACGAAGTGTACGTCGGTACAGTCTACATATAGGTTTGCTGCTCTCTCAAACAAACACTCGCCATTGGATACAGTCAAAAGATATTTAGGTCTTGTACCCGGGTATCTTGAACTTTGTCCTGCACATGGTATTATAACGGCCATATTCTGTCTATCTCTTTAGTGAGGAATTTAATTGTGAAATCATCTTTGCAATAAGGTAGTATACGGCACAACATGAAGCAGTATAAGTTATCGTCATTCATAAAGGCGTACGTCGACTTGAGATGTTCGCTTATCCTCTTGCAGGATATTTTGAAGTTTATTTTATCTGGTCTAGATCTCAGAAACCAAAATCCGTCTATGTCTTGTCTCAGCTTAGCACCATCAAAGTATATGCTGCTCAGGTTAGTTGGATTGGCGTCAATAAGATAGAACTCCCCATCCTTGTGCAGCATATTATCAAACGTGAAGTCGCCGTGGATCATACTCTTTGGCATGTCATATTTTAATTTATTAGTCAGGCTCGCAAGGTTGATCGTATCAGCTATCTGAAATGCTTTGTCGTCAAGCTCTTCACCAAAGTTGTAGGTCGTCGAGTTTTCAAAGCACCAGCTGTAATACTTTTCAATAAACCCGATCAGTAGATCAATACCCTCGTTTCCATTTTGTTCTAGGAACGAGGCGATGTCCTCACCATTGACATACTCCATTACTATACTCTCGTCAGTCACCTCATATATTTCCGGTGTCTTAAATGGTAGAGATAATAGTATGTCTGCACTCTGTCGAGCTTTCTTATATCCGTTCTTTACGACTGTGTTATTATCATACAACGATACGGATGCACCACTATGACCATTAAGCTCTTTGATTAATTGCATTCTGCAGTGTCTTTCTCAATTGTTGAATGTCTACTTCCATATGAGCGTTCTTGGGCTTGGGTCTTTCAGCAGGTATCTCTTTTGTTTCTGCTTCTATAGTATGCCAGTTTAAACCGCAAACATCAGCTATGTTATTCCATCCACATTCCTCTGCAACTTCAAAAGAATGATTGAAATCAACGACGATTCCACCTGGCTTCATAGCATGTGTATGTGTGAGGCCTGCCCCAGTTGGCGACACTATAATATCAGCAGCTGCAAAGAGTTTAAGTTTCTCCTTGAGAGGCATACTAGACATACTATTAGTCTTATGTGTGTTGAAAGGTACGAAACCAAACTCGTCTACCAACATATCAATCAGTGCGGGTTCATTTTTTACATTTCTGGCTATAGCATCATTACGCGAGATGTAAACTCTCTTAAACTCCCCTTCTTCTTCAGTAACAAGGTTGTCCTTTAGAAACTTTGTAGCCCATGTAGCTACTCTACCTCTATCTGATATAGCTGGGTATGTAACAGCATGAACTTTCTTAGCGTTAATAATAGCAGGAGTGTCTACCACGCACAATCTTTCTTTTATGTCCGGGAAGAAGTCGAGTGAGTCTAATTGGTATTGCAAGGGACTGTTAATGACAATAGGTATATCTGGCTTTTGTCTGAACGCTTTTATCAAAGGTAGATCTTCAAAGAACCAGTGCCAGTATTGCCCTATATTGAACCAGGTGAATACTTCATCCATAGTATAATTATAGAAGAAGTCGCTTTCTAAGTCAACAGAGAAATCCCCTCGGGCGTTAGACCAGAAAGGACTTTTCGTTCGAAAGTTACTAGCGTCTTTAGTGAAGCGGCTATGATAAAATAGATCATCTTTAATCACACCAGCTAGACCATGCTCCCAACTTCCACTGGTCAATGTGCAATTTTTAAAGGTTACTATCTCACAGGAAGGAGCAGTATATACGAATTCCATACCACTGACATTGTATTTTCTTTTCTCACCAGGCTCTACGACAGTGCCCTCAGGTGTTATTGCTTCCGTCACTTCCATAATCTGCTCTCAATGTCTCAATGTCCTTGATATTATAAATAGTTGTGTATCGCGGGATTGCCGTCCCCATACACTCTAATACTTAATAGGAGTATCAGTATGAATATTTATACGCATAAACACCACATCCTTCCTCGCCATGCTGGTGGTACAGACGACCCATCCAATATTGTAGAACTCACTGTAGAAGAGCACGCAGAAGCCCATCGTAAGCTATATGAAGAGCATGGTCGCTGGCAAGATAAACTTGCTTGGAAAGGCCTGGCTGGCCAAATTGGTAAAGAAGAAATCATCAGAAATATTCAACGCGAGAACGGCAAGAGAGTCGGAGCGTTACCTTATTCTCCTAGAAAGATTCCCCTCGTTCACACAGAAGAAGCTCGTAAAAGAATATCTGAAGCCCGGACTGGCAGCGTACAGTCGGAAGAAACCAAAAAGAAAAGAGCAGATAAGCTCAGGGGTAGAAAAAACACTCCTGAGACTATAACCAAAATGTCTATATCTGCTTCGCAAAGAGTATATAGTGATGAGGCCAAGAAATCCTTTTCCAATGCTGCTAAGAATCGAGAAAAAGTAGTTTGCCCTCAGTGTGGCAAGCGTGGAGACATTTCGGCGATGAAGAGACATCATTTTTCTAATTGTCGCTGGTAATTATCTTTCATATTTTTCAAGTGCTTAGAGTTAATTCGAACCCCTATAAACTCATTGTAATATTCGTCTTTGAGTAGTACATCATATTGAAATTGTAGTTTAGCTTCTTGATATGAACACTCGCCTTTCGACTTGCACAATATAACAATTTCTCTTTTAAATCTTTCTCTGCCTGACGACTCGACTAACTGCTTGACAGATTCGCTCGATCCGTAGTATTCGCGCCAATCGGATTCCACTATCCTATTCCGCTTATTTTTTCTTCCCTTGAGTGGTGGCAGCCTCTTCTTACTCCAGAAGAATTTTTTACCAATATACTTCTTGTTGCACTCTAGGTCTGTAATTTCATATACAAAACCGTAGTAGTCGTTTATGTCATCGGCTGTGTACAACTCACCTTGATAATACCAATCAGTCGTCAAAATTTATTCCGTGCATATCTAGCTCTTCACATTCATCAGAGCGAAATGCGCAGAACACGCAGTATGCAGGCTCGTCTATTATCTCATCTTCATCAAATTCTATTACGTATTCAGCGCCGCAGTCATCGCATATAATATCGTGTTTTACTTTACTTGGCATAAATCTACTCCAGCCTTTTTTAAAAATTCGTGACCGCATCCTTTAGCGGCTTCGTACTCTTTTATATAGTATACTTTTTTAATGCCAGCTTGATAAATAAGTTTTGCACATTCGATGCATGGTGCATGAGTGACAAATAAGTCTGCACCTCTTGAGCTATCAGTTGATTGTGCAAGTTTCATCAGCGCATTTGCCTCTGCGTGTAATACTTCTGGCTTGGTTTTCAGTTGCTCATAATCAACCCACTCGTTCGGTGGAACAACTTCTTCACATGCGTTATCCCAACCTGCAGGAGTGCCGTTGTAGCCTACAGATAAGATGCGATTATCTTTTACGATAACACAACCCACCTGCAACCTATTTGCGTACGATAGCTTAGCTGTCTCTCTTGCTATAGTGGCGAAGTATTCAACAAACTTTTCTTTCACGCCTTACCCCACACATCTCCCCAATCTCCTTTGAGGGCTCCACGAGCATAATCAGTTGCTCGGTTCTCAAAAAAGTTGGTGTGTGTTGGTGCATTTATCATAGATTCAACCCACGGTAATGGATTCTTTCTTGCTTTGAAGATACCTTTAAGACCTAAGCTAATCAGTCTTCGATCACATATATATCTAATGTATTTCTTAACATCCTCAGCAGATAGGTCGTCCATATCCCCCATAGTGAATGCTAAGTCAATAAACTTGTCTTCGAGCTCTACCATTCTTTCAGCAATGGCATATATCTTTCCCTTTAGATCATCGTTCCAGATATCAATGTTCTCTTCAATGTATTCTCGGAACAATTTAATCATGTTCTCGGCGTGCAAGGTTTCATCAACAATAGACCAAGTAATAATTTGCCCCATGCCTTTCATCTTACCATGACGTGGAAAGTTCAACAACATGATGAATGAGGAGAACAGCTGCATGCCTTCAGTGAATGCTGAGAAAGCTGCAATGTTAGTTGCTATGGTTGTTTTATCTTGCGTATCATTAGACAAATCTAAAAAGTATTCATGCTTATTAGCCATCGCCTCATATTCGAGGAACTCGTTATAAGTTGACTCAGGCATACCAAGTGTTTCGATTAGATGAGAGTATGCTGCAACGTGTAGTCCTTCTCTTGCTGCAAATCCCATTAGCATCATACGGACTTCAGGTTGCGGAAAGTGTGGTAAGTAATTATTTACATACCCACCCGCAACATCAATGTCGCCCTGAGTAAAGAATCTAAAGATATTAGTAAGAAACCCCTTCTCAGCTTCGTTGAGTTTACCTTTCCAATCGTTTACATCTTCGTTCATCGGTACTTCTGTATGAAGCCAGTGGGACTGCTCATGTTTTAGCCAAGCATCATACGCCCAAGCATAGTTGAAAGGCTTGAACGTAGCTCGTTCGTCTTGGAGTTTTAATTTTTCTTTTGCCATTAAATCTTTACCTTGTTTTTGTTCTTAGTTAGCCTTCACATGCCAAACAAGTGTCATCGTTCACAAGAGCAGTCATATCAATTTCTTTGATAATCTGCCTTTCTATTTTGTTAGATACTTTATCTGCTTTGCCTAGCTTCTCTGAGCGGCAATAGTAAAGTGTTTTCAATCCCTGCTTCCATGCCATGTAGTGAATAGCATGTAGGTACATAATATTAGTGTCGGGTCGGAAGAACAGATTAAGTGATTGTGCTTGGTCAATAAACTCTTGTCGAGTTGCAGCGTGTTCAATAACCCATCTCTGATCTATTTCCATTGATGTTTTGAACACGTCTTTCTCCCACTGATCAAGGAAGTTTAAGTGTTGTACAGATCCGTCATTTGATATTACTGAAGACCAGATTTCGTCTTCTGCTTGTTTAGTTGCCCCAGCTTCAATCTTACCTTTAATAAGCTCCACCAGATACTTATTTTTATTAAGAAAAGCTCCAGATAATGTGTCTTGGCGGTAAGCATTAGCCCTAAAAGGTTCAATACTAGGCGAAGTGTTCCCCATAATAATACTACTAGACGCATTGGGAGCAATCGCCATGACGTGGCTAAATCGCTTGCCTCTTCCTTTAGCGTCTGGAGCTTCTCCTCTCTCGTCTGCGAGCTCTGTATTTGCGACATCAAGTTTTCCTCGTATGTGTTTAAACATTCTCAGATTAGCACCCTTGGCTATTGCACTTTCCCAAGGAATATTCTTGCTTTGTAGATAAGCGTGAAAGCCCAATGCACCTACACCAATACTTCGTTCGCGGCTTGCTGAGAACTTAGCTCGTGCTACCTGATCAGGTGCATTATCAATAAAGTACTGTAACACATTGTCGAGCATCTCAGCCATGTCTTTGAGGAACAGAGGGTTTCTGCTCCAAGCATCATAGTACTCTAGATTTACAGAAGACAGACAGCAAACGGCTGTTCTATCTTTATTGGTTGGTAAAATTATTTCTGAACACAGGTTTGATTGATGTACTTTGAGTCCTAATTCTTTCTGCCACTCAGGCAAGTGTCGGTTACTAGTATCAATAAAGTGAACGTAAGGTTCGCCTGTTTCCATCCGCAATTCAAGAATCTTTTGCCAAAGCGATTTAGCTGATACTGTCTCTCTTATTGCACCTGAGTGAGGGTCAATAAGATTCCACCCATCATCTGCGTTAGGATCGGTCATACATCGCTCAATGAGTTCCATGAATCGATCAGGGATGTTAATACCATGATGTAGATTCAGACAGCGAACATTTGGATCACCAGTAGGCTTTCTCATCTCCAGATACATTAAAACGTCTGGGTGAGAAATATCAAGATAAGTAGCGTAAGAGCCCCGTCTAGTGCGACCTTGGCGATATGCGAGGCACGATGCATCGTAAGTCTTGAGATGAGGCATAACACCAACAGACTTATCATCAGAGGAACGGATACCAAAACCAATGCCAACGCCACCCCCAAGCATAGAAAGCCAATTTGTTTCAGAAAGATTTTCAACGAGACCCTCTGCTGTGTCATTTATGTAATTTAAAAAACATGAGATAGGCATTCCTTTAGAAGATCGCCCGAACGAAAGAATAGGAGTAGAATACGATAACCAATGTTTACTGCTGTACTCATATAATCGCTGCGCATGCTCGGGATTACTTGCAAACTGACTACTAACAAACGCAAATCTTTGTTGAGGACTCGTCTCCTCATCTTTCATATAACTTTCCCTCAGCCGTGCAAGACCTAGCTCATCAAAAAGATCGTCGCGGGAATAATCAATTTGCAATCCGAGATATTCAGTTTTTGCCATTTTGTTCTCTTTCTTCTATAAGCTGATGGTTCAATTCTGCAATGCGCTTGTAGGCATCGTACAATTGCTTGTTTAGTTCTCGAATAGTATTTTCGTAGAATTGTTTGTTATCCATTCTATATTCGACGTTATCGTGTTTTTTCATATGCTTCTCCACATAGCAAGCTGGAGTTTCAGTTCAAGACTTTCAAATGTATTTTGATTTATAATATCTTTAACTGCGATGCCAGCTAGAATCATCTCGTTAATATCTTTTTCTTCAATATTTTTAGGCCATATGACCATTCTATATCCTGCCTCTGATGCCTTGACCATTAGCTTTACTAGCTCGACATTTCTCGGTTGATTGTCGAATACTAGCACCATTTTGTCTTTGGGAACAGATGATGCCACGGCTTTGAGATCACTGCTTCCTGCCGCTACAGCATTGTCAAGGAAGAGACTGTCTAAAGGACCTTCTGTGACATAAACATCTTTGCTAACGTCTACTTTATCTATGTTGTAAACGAGAGGCTCATTATCATTTATGCGAACTGTAACATAGCGCAAACTCTCATCACCCAGAGCTCGACATGATACGCCCACAAACTTTTTATCTCGATTATAGAAGGGTATTACTAATCTATCTTCCGTACCTATTATACGACCTTTGTACTTCTCACTGAGCTGCTCTAGCTTCTGCATGTCGTCTATATAGTAGAGATCCTTCCACTTATGTTCTGGGATCTCTCTCGCTCTTACATATTCTTCAGCCCTTGTATTATCTATTGGATCGAGCAGGGAGTCAAGCAAGGACTTCTCTTTTCTCGATTCGAAGTCGGGCTTTACGAATTCCATTACACTAGCGACATTAGCATGGCTCTTACCATGCGTACCTTCCTTATATCTCTCCATAGCATACTGATTGAATAGAAAGGAGTCGAGCTGTTTTATGAGGCCACCGAGCGAGCTGCTTTCACCACAGTTATGACACTTATAGAATACCCCTCCTTTCTTAGTAAAGAAGTATCCACGAGCTTTCCATTTATTTTGCTTAGAGTCACCACAAAGAGGACATCTACTATTGGCAGTAAATGGATTGTGGTTCTTGATTTTGAATAGCTCCAGACGAGGAGCTAGGAGATTGGTGTACTTGATATCAATGTAGAGAGACATAGTATAGATTTACTCATTTAGATTCACTATACTATTATATGATTATAACTCCATAAAGTCAACTACTTAGCCACATATTCGAGTACGTATGATCCTATAATTCCAGCCACAGTAGCAGCCCCGACGACATACCACTTCCACATTTCAAGTTTGGTAAGACGTTCCGCCATTTCTTTGTGGTGTTCGTCATCCTTTTCTTTCATATCTTTAATCGATTCGGCCATATCTTTCATAGATTGCCGGAGCTCACTTTCAAACTCGTCGCTCATTGTTCCGATCCTTTTGTGCAAGACTTCATACTGCTCTGTTGCTTCTTTGCGACGTTGTTCGATCAGACTAAATAATTTATCGTCGGTCTCTTCGTGATTGTTGAGTTTGCTTTCGTGAACTGCGATGACTTTATCCAAACTGTTTGCTACATTAGACAGCTTGTCTATAGCGGTGTCAAGTTTCGACATGAGAGCGGACATTGAGTCCACATCTCTCTTGAGTATTTGTACTTCTGTTGATAAATTTTCTACAGTAGCCATTATTCTTTCTTACTAAAGGCTTCTTTGCCATAGAAGGCTGCTACGATAGCAGCTACTGATACAAAGTATGTGGGGGCCATATCACCTAGAGTACTTGCAGCCTGCTCTAGGCCTACAAGACTCGATAATACGACTGAGAAGGGGTATAGAAGCATGCCAAATAGGGCAAACCATGCCATGTTGCGCTGCGCGTCTCTCATAGCATCTTCGTCATCTAAACGCTTTCTCTTAGCGTCTAGCATCATTTCCATTTCTATCTTGTCGAGATGACCGTCGCCATTGAGATCCGCTTTCTGCATCTCTGCGGTAGAGTCGACAGTAATTTTTTTATCGGTCATTCTACTCGATCCTATTATTCTGCTTCTTCTGTATTTATTTCATCAGAGTTTTTAGTGATCGCTTCTTCGTAATATTGCAGTAACATTTGTTGTTCGATAATATATCTTCTGAGTTCTTCTAAATTTACCGAGAGGTTCTCATAATCTTTAACTGTAATAGCGTACCATACAGATACGCCCTGTCTTGTTACCAGCTTATCTTTGAATTCATCGTAGTTATCATCAGTAACAACATACCACTCGACACTCTTGAGTTTAACTGGAGTAGGAGCTGGCTGCATGGGTATAGGAGCTCGTTCAACAGGCGTTGAAAACACTTCTAGTCTCTGAACTTTATTGAGTGCAGAGCACGCTGTCATACTAATCAGTAGGATCAGTATCAGCAGGTGTCGTAAGTACTGTGAAATCATCGAATGCCTTTTGAGTGCCTCTATTTACTGTACGCTCAATTAAACCTGGTTTACGTAGAGACAGTACAGTAAGGTCATGTTCGCTGAGTTTATTTTCGAGCTCGTCTTTTGCAGCTTCAGAAACTTGTAGACGACGTTGAAGATCTTGATTGAGCTCGTTGTATCTTTTGTAGTCTGCTTGTAGCGTACCTATTGTCTGCTTCTGCGAATTAACTTCATTTTCGAGAACAGCATTATTTGCTGTTAGATCTCTGATAGTTGCTTGTGTGGCCTGGAAGTACAGGTATCCCCCGCCTCCCATGGCACACATCAGTACAAACATCATAGCGCTAAACTTGAATCCCATGGTTGTATTTATACTACTCTACGTTCTTCCAAGTAAATGCTCCGAAGAACATTTCGTCTTCTGACATCTGTCCCCATGGTACTTCTCTGCTTGGATCAGGGTTCATCTTGTTGTCTACTGAGTTATCAAAAGCGCCTTCTACAAACAAACGAGTTCCTTTGGGTAAGGGCTTAGGCTCTCTCCAAGTATATGAAAGTTGCCAAGCATAGTCGTACACAGGAACATCAATCAACTCTTCACTGCTGCCGTCTGGGTAGAATGCAGTTGCTTTCATACTCTTACCACGGAAATGCATGTGCGGTAAGAATGTGTGCAAGTTAACATCGTTCTTTAATACTACTTCTGCTGTCTGTACAAAGTTAGGATCGTACGGCGGAATCGGTGTCCAAGTTTGCGGGAATATACAAGCACAATCGCCTGCCATTCTTTCTTCTGGTACTACACCTTCGTCATGGAAGTACAAACCAATTCGTGCGTTGTCTGTTCTAGCAGTGCCGTCTGGTGTATAGTGCAACTGTAGATTTACAACTGAACCTGCACGAAGTAATCCGCCAGTGTTCTCATCATAAAAGTCAGGATCACCACCTGGAACATAAGCAGAGACGCTTGCAAAGTTCATCTCTGCTTGTCCACCACCTTGTGCGCCTAGAATATTCATACTACCTCTACCAGGAAGTACTACTGAGTTTAGCATATGATGCATAACAGTAGGCTCTGAAGGCAAGTACTCTGATCCACGCAACCACTTATCTTCTGTTAAGCCAGTAGGGACACTGACATAACGATAAGGAATTGCTGAAGGACCTGCAGGAATCTCCATAGGAGGTACTTCAATAATCATATCAGGCTCGCCGTGTACCCACTCTGAAGTAGAGTAAACAGTTTCTGTTAGTGGATCTCTGTCACCTTCTACAGGTGCTCCTGCATTGACCCACTCTACAATAGTTTCCATTTCTAAATCATTTAGTGTGCGATGATTTATAATATCCTTTGCATACTTACGATCAATCTGTCCTGGTGGCATTCTCAAAGAAACAACAGCTTCTTTAATTGCAGGTGCAAATGCTTGAAGCATTCTGTAATCAGTCATTGCCCATGGTGCAATACCACCTTCTCTGTGACACGATTGACATTGCTCCACAAAGATAGGTGCTACATTTTCTGCATAGTCAATCTCTACTGCTTCTGCTCTCATGCCTAACATGAGAACGAGTATTGCAAATGTACTTACTGCTGCGTTTACTCTAGTCATTTCCGGCTATCATCCTCTCTGCTTGAAGTCTTTCAAATCCTTCATCATCTAAATGTGTAATTGCTAACCAGGCATGCGTCATTTCATCACCAGTTCTTGAACCGCCCATTACCCACATATCTGGATCTGGGTTATTTGGATTTTCTGCTGTGTTATCGTACCACTGCTTTAAAATAATGATTGCGCCTGCTGGTAAGAGTGGTGCTACGTCTGGAGCATACAAATGACTGTGATGCCATGTTGCACTCCAATTACTTACTTGACTAATCTGTTCTGTACGTCCTGTCTCTGGATAGAATATTTCCAAACTAGCTGCGTTCATACGCAAGTGTCCGTGTGGTTGAAAACTATCTAGTCTAACAGGATGATCAAAACTGTGGAAGCCTTGTGTCATGTAATAGCCGTTGGGTGGGATAGTTATATCGTCCTGGTCTCCTAGGCGATATAAACTCAAGTCTTGTTTGTATTTCAGTTGTTCGCTTTCCTCTTCGGTGTATAACCAAAGACCAATCTCCACTACGTTGTCTTTGATAACTGAACCTGGTGCCATTGCTCCAAGTCCACCGGGGAACATATGAATGTCCCATCTGATTTCTGCGTTCCCCGGAAGCAGTCTGCATACTCCCTCTGGGACGATCTCTCCCCACTTTCCCATGGCGTACTCAGTGAGCATGCCTTCATTGCCACCATCAGTGAGAACATTGGAGTTAGCGTGATGTACTACTGCTTTAGCATCGCCTCGTGGCTTAACTTGTACTGCTTTAATGCAACGATCTTCAGTTAGACCTGTAGGTACTAGATGCTTATGCCATAGATCATTTCCGTTTGCCGGGATATCGATAGCTACTGAAGGAATGATTGCGTCCGGCATACCGAAGTCGCCTTCGAAGCTCCAAGCTTCAGGGTCACCTAAGTCTGGCGCGGATACTAGTGTATCGGGATCCCCATATGATGCACCACTGTTAACCCATGCTACTATAGTATCGATATCATCTTGTGCAAGGCGCCAATCACCTTGAAGGTCTTGGATACCAATTCCATGATCATAAGCGTAAGGAGGCATTTCTCTGCTTGCTACTTTCATTTGAATAAGAGGAGCCCAAGGGCGCACTTGCTCATATGTTTCGAAACTCATAGGACCAATGCCACCTGCTCTATGACATACTACACAATTTTCATTGATAATATCTGCCACTTCTGCTGTATATGTTTGCGCAAACACAGCTGTACCAATCATGGCACCAACTACAAATGCAGTCAAGTGAAGTAAAATTTTAAACTTGTTCATCATTGTTGCCCTCTTTGCTTGTAATTTGTTCTTTGAGATTTGATATCTCTTTAAGGATTTCCGTTGCACCACCTGGTGCTACAGGAGGATGGGAGAATTCCTCTAACTTTTGTATTCTTTCAGCCAGTCTAGGGTATTGCTGTAGCCACTTGTCTTCTCTTTCTGCTATCTTTATGTCATATTTTGCAGCAAGGTAGCTCATCATCTTATCTACTTTAACTTGAAACCATACACCTACTTTAGTATTTTTAAACCAAGCATAAAAACTAGATCCGATAATTGAACCTAGAATGGATTTTAATGTAAGTACGACAAGCCAAGGCACTAGAAATATTTTCCTATCATTGCGAGTTTATCGCTGTATTCAGCCATTTGGCCAAGTTCACCCTCGATTGCTTCCATAATATCTGAATGCTCACCGATACCAGCAGGGTTAGTTAAATATACTTCAACATTCATACGATGCTTCTGTATAAGGGCTTCAAAATGAAGTTTGCTTGCTTCAAGTAGTGCATCACGCATTAATCATTATCCTCTAAATATTTACAATATCGATCCATACCATGGTCGCGAACGCCATCGAAAAATTCTTTCTTCTTCCATGCAGCGAAACGACCTCGCCACGCATCCTTAAATCTTTGCCACCATGTCAGCTTCCTTATATTACCATAGAAATTGATATAATGCAACGCTCCATGGTGTTTAAATCCTAAAATTACTGGAGGTACTTTGGGGACAATGTCGTTGTTATTAACACAACGGTAATGAGGTACTCTAAGCTCTTTAGATTTGGACCACGAAGCATTACGAGGACATCCATATGTGTAAAGTGCCACGGCCGACTGATAGTGGTAAGCGAATATACTTGCGATTGCTGCTCCAAGACTATGACCTGTTATATAAACAGACCGTCTCTTTTTTTCTTGTAGCTTTGCAACTTCTTGATGAACCCCTAGCTGTAGCTTCTCATATTCTTCCAAAAAGCCTTGGTGAAAACCGTTTCTGTGAAGAGCTTCAAGATCAGCTAGGACATCGCTAGCTTCTGATGGCTCAGTGCCTCTAAAGGCTACCGTGATACGCTCTTTGTTGCTAAGAACGTACGCCTGTGCTCCCTCGATGTCGAAAAATCGCATGCTGGTGTATCCGAGATCTTTGAGCTGCGCGCGTACATCAGAATCCAAATCTTGATAGACGAGTCTTGAAATTATAGCGTGATGATGGAATTCGCACGAGATTGCCATTTTACGCCATATCCTCTATTCTAACCATCAGTCTCTCTGCTCTGTGGCTGACTTGCTTGTGCCAGCGACTATCTCTTCCTTCAACAGCAGCGGTGGCCCAATCATGGTCTTTGATAGCAGCATTAAATTTTTTGAAGCCTGACAATCTTGGACGACCCATGTTGAACATCATATTAACCAGTACTTGCTGGACCTCGTCTGGTAGGTCTCCAAACTCCCTTTCTCCGTATAGTACTTCACACTCGCTGATTGACGTGTCGAGGTCTTTTTCGAAGCACTCGCGGACTCTCTCTTCGCTAATTGGGGCTCCAAATGGCTCTCGGTATTCATCGTCGTCTTTTGTAATGAGGTGACCAACTCCGAAGGTAGGGTAGCCGAGATGATCCTTATAGATCTCATACACAACCCCCTCGTCAATTTTCAATTGTCTATATACAGCTTCTCTATTCATTTATAATATCCTACGATCTTCTACTTTCTTTAAAGTCATTAGCCACCAATAGTAGCTCAAATCCAGCTGATACAGCACTCGTGGCATTAGCTTTTGCTTGAACTTCTACATCGTGCTTTTCTGGTATTGCAATAGGTAGCTTGAAATTCTTTTCCGTAAAGCCACCTCTTGTTGTAAGAAAAGATTTTGTCTGCCAAGCAGATCCTGCTACTTCGCTTCTAACAACAAAAGATATCTCATGCTCGTTATCTTTTTTACATCCTGTATCAAGTTGGAGCAAGTAACCGGTATATCCAGCTGGTATAGTGTAGATGGCCATAAGCGTCTGGCCGCGAGTTTCGCTGATTATGGCGACAGCGATAGAATTAACGGTTACTGTAACTGCGCCTATATTGACAGTGCCAGTGTTTGCCGTGAGCAACGTTGCTCTGAACACTCTTCTGAATAATATAGAGCCTGGTGCTCCCCCTATAGTGAGCGTCTCTGTAACCTGATTGTAGTTAGTATCTAGTCCCTCAACTTCTACAGTACCTCCGTTATCATCCCCATCATCAGATGTGATAGTCGCAACAGCAGGTGTAGAGGAGTATGTGTATACGTTAGAACCATCCCACACAGTTTCGAAACCATTGTTGGGTATAGCGGGATTGTATCCGAACTTACTTATCGGTATTGTACCTCTAACGAGGCCTCGGGCAATATTGATCCCTTCGCTATATTCTATATGCTTAAGGTATGCCATTACTTAGATGCCGTATTAGCTGAGCTAGGATCTTTAAATCTTTTTATGTATCTTATAGCGTCTATCGGTCTACCTTTTACTCGTGGCCTTCCTTTCTGCTTCCAGTGCACAGGATCGTCACCAGTGCCTGCAACAGCAGGTCCGGTCGCCATAGCAGGGGCATCTTCGGTAAAGAGGTCTTTGTAGGTCTTATTCGTGTTCTCACATAGATAGTTGTATTCAACGAGGACACCTTCAAGCAGCTCTTGATCAGTCATCTCTTGTTGATTGTGGGCTTCTTTTATAAGAAATAAAGCGGCCGCGTAGTTGCCAGTCTTAGTGTCAAGACCGACTTTGGATAGTATTCTTTTGAGGTTGAAGATGAAGCGATCGAAGTACGTCATCGCTTTTTTTTCTTCGGAGGTGGAGGCTTTTTTTAGACGTTTACCTTTCTTGTCCAATAGACCAAGTTTGAAGGCATCTGTATCTTCAAAAGGTGTTGCCAGTCTTTTGATGATTTGATACAGTACAAATAGATCTACAGTCGGTGATGCCATTATAGTAACCTTAGCGTTCTAAGAATATATATATCTGTCGGTACGCCTGAGCAATCTATATTCGTATCATTGACACCATTGATTGTACGGGGCCAATAACCCATGTACTGTAGAAAGGGCTTCACAAGGTGCAGATACTCACCTAGCTTCAGCGCCAACATTCGCGTAAGAGCTTCATGCTCAAATACATTATAAAGTACAACGAGGTGATTCAATATAAGTCGTTCTTTCAAATCACTATTGTCTTGATATCTTTTTAGAAGTCTTTTTATATACTTTATTCTATCCAGATCTTGCTGAAATTCCAGCATATCTGTGCAGTTGGGATCATCATAATACTTGGCGGCAAAAAGAAGAAAGTTCTTCTCGGTCAGATTATCTATCATTAATATTAATACTCACATTCAATTATTATGAAAATACTGAGAGTGCCACCCTTTTCACTTGTGTGTTTGATGTAGCTACATACAAGTAATTTTGATCCCAGAAGATTGTTCCCTGTCCATCAGCTCGGCCAAGAACAGTCGTTGCATTGTTGCTGCCAACACTTGTGCTGGCAGTCAGGGTTATTTGACCTGCTGCAAGAGTTGTCTTAGCACCACTCAGTGATGTATTGCCTGATACTGTTGCAGTTCCGGTGATAGATGTATTAGCTGGAACAGAACCAAACATATCATGTAGTGATACTTTCTTCGAGACCGGAGTACCAGAAGGATCATCTACTACATAAAGAAGATCCTTTCCAGTCGGTGCTGATAGAGCTGCGAGCTCTGTTATCTTTCTGTCAGCCATTGTCTATATCCTATTGTGCTTATGCGTCAGGTAGCTGGCCATCGTCAGCAGCATCGCCAGCAATTGTAGACATAGCTACAAGAACTTCGCTCTTCTGACGGACATTACCGTTACCATCTGTGTAGCGATCGCCAATCTTCACCCAACCAGCGTGATGAGTGTTAGCTGTTGCAACGCCTTGCTCTGCTACTGATACACCAAATACCTCTGTAGCGAGAGTGTTAGTATCTGTATCAACAACGGATATTGGCTTTTCGCTCACCGTATACTCTTTACCAGTGCCATCAGTCATTTCAGCAGTAGTAGTGATAGTCATCGAAGTTTCGTTAGTTATTACATTAACAACGCCGCTACCAAGATCAGCAACACTAATTACCATGCCTGATGTTAAGTTGTTAGCGAAAAATGTATCCGTACCTGTGATGGTTACACCACTGACAGCAACTGTGCCAGGTGATGCTACATCGTCTTTATTTCCCCATGCAGACATTTTAGTTACCCCTTCTTTTTGCTGTGCATATGTGATTCTGATTTGACTACCTTCATTTCTTCGATAGGTACGCCTTTTTCGATACCATGTTCAAACATGACATCGTACCATGCAATGTTGCCGGCCGCATCAGGCTCTGCATGCATAGTTGTTACAGTTCTACCATCGCCCCAAGACTCGCTGTAAACATGAGTAGCACAGTTGTGTGGATTCTCTAAGCCTGAATCAACCTTCGTTTCTTCTTTGGCTAGCTTATCAGCAGCTTTTCCAATGCCATCTCTTCTTTTAATAGATGTTTTTCTAAAGTTTTGAGCGATACGATTGTCAGTATCTTTTTTACGCGGTGATCTTTTTCTCTCAGCGTCTCGCTCAAAATCTTTAGCTGCTCTTGAGGCTCCACTAACTTGGCCAGCTGCCTTTTTAATGTACGAAGAAAGAGTAGATTTTTTCAGTTCATCGACCTGCTCTACTTCTTCTTTATGCACTTGAAGATTCTTCCCAGGATGCTTAGATGTTTTGTTTCCACCGTGATTTAGAGTATAATGAATCTCACCATCATCGTGTCGATACCTTGCTATAACTCGTCCAGTTGCACCAGTGCTTTTAACTTTGGCTATCCGGTCTTTCTTAAAATCATCGTGTGTATATTCTTCTTTCATTTCAGGATTGATCTCAACACCACCTTTCTTGGCGTTTTTTGAGATAGCCTTGCGTCGATTCTTCAGATACTCGTCTGAGTCATCTACATCGCCATCATTATCGATATCTGCATCTGCCTTACCGACTGGATCCATTTTACCGTTGTAGAGGCCTTTCTTCATTTTTTCTTTTGATGACATTTCTGTCAAACCGAAGGCTGCATTCTTATCAACGCTCGGTCCTTTTGATGTTATATCTTTGACAGCGTCTAGTAGACTATCTGACAATCCAAATCGGTTAGACATTTTTCTATCTCCGGAGATTAGTTATTATACTTATTTATCTTTTTTAATATTGGGTTTATACTTTAATTTCTCGTTTAACCTTCCGGTAAACCATTCGGCCGTCTGGGAGACGCACTTTAGACATCTTGTAGTCTGATGTTCTTACGTGATCCCCAGTCTCTTTTTCTTCAACCTGCGTATCTTCGTTAGCCTGTCTCAGAGCAGACTTGACACGAGGATGATCGCTGAGACCTTTACGTATCTTTTCGATTGCTTTAGTAGCACCAGTCATGTTGGAGCCTTTATATCTCTTATCAAAAGCAATGCCCGTAGCCATCTTAACTTCTTTGTCCGCGGCTTCTTGCACATCTTCTTTTTTGAGCATTGATGCAAGTTTACTTAGCTTTTCTCTATCAGCAGTTGTAATATTCTTTTTCTTTTCATCGTCAGACATCTGCTGGCCAGCATCTGCTTTCTTTTTCTTCTGCATCATAGCCATATAGTTGCTTGGTACTTTATATTGTGCCTCGTCGAGAGAGGTTTCTTCTTTTGACATGACACGATTAAGCATAGCTTTCGCTTCGTTATCCCTGACCTTAAATGCTTTTTTCAAAGCTTCGATGCCTTGCTGAGCATTCTTAGTTGGACCAAGAACTTTATTAATCTGCGCATCTGTAACCTTGGCAGCTTCATCGAGAGATGTCTCTTCTCTAATCTGATCAGCAAACTTCTTTAAATGATCATGCGACTTACTAATTGCAACTCTTATTTGTCTCTTGTGCACAGGCTTGACACTAGGATGATCGTGGAGTTTCAAGATCTTGTCTATGTGCTTAGGAGCGACCTTAGCAGATGTCTTGTTTCTAAAACGAATGTCTTTCTTACCTTCGAGGTCTTGAGCACTTCGAAGCTGCATGATAATATGCTGGTCTTCGACATCAGCACCACGAATCTCGTCGAGCATTGATTGACCTAACTCGTCTGCAGAAAGAAATTCGTTAAGCATGTCTACATTTGGGTCAACTTCTTCAGCAACTTTTTTAGCTGTAGAGGTAGCAATGGCCATCTTCTTACCCATAGGCATGTCGGGATTATCGCGCTCGATTGCTGTTGCAACTTCTTCGCGTTTCTTTAATTCTGCTGATGTGAGTGTCTTCTCTTCAATCTCGACTTCTTCATTACGCTTTGACTTTTGATACTCGTTATACTCTTTGCGTCTGGCATCGTGCGCTGCTTTCTCGGCAGGAGTCATTTGTGAGACTGGCTTCTGCGCTTCGTCAATCTCCATATCTTCATGAAGAGCTTTGTTGTATTTCTTATCTACAAAAGGCATAATAGCTTTATGCGTAGACTTGTCCATTGCTTTCATAAACATATTAAGATCTTTCATTTGACCTTTTTTCATCATTTCAGCTGCAGCTTTCATAGCCGACTGCTCGTCACCGCTCTTACGCATTGCAAGAGCTAACAGACCTTTGTAGTCGCCTAATGCAGCTTCTGTCAAATTGTCTTCAGAAACAATTCCACGTATTGCGCTTTCTATTGAACGGTAAGCCATCTTATTAGTCCTTATTTTTCATTTCTTTTGTTATTCTTCTTTGTTCTTTCTGTAGCTGAACGACGAGCTTAGCCTTGGTCAACCTGCGGTCAAGTTCGATGCCAAGGTTTCTACCGTGCTCTTCTAACTGCTTTTTAGTTAGAGCCTCGAGCTCTTTCTTAGTCTTGGTAATTTTTTTGGCTACTTTAACAACCTGCTTGGCTACATCATCTACAATGCTGCCGTTATTATTTTCATCCACCGCACCAAACAACTTCTTTAGAAAACCAAACATTATATACCTCTTAATTATCTACTTTGGATCCGGAGCGCCACTGATAGCAGCTCCAATATCTTGCTTTTGTAATAGGACCAGGACTGTCACATTTATGTCTAGCCCTGAATGATTTACGTCTTTCTGGATTATCTCTCTTTATTGAAAGATTGGGATCACCAAACCGCACGACTTTAATGTTGCCAGAGCTTGGATCTTTAACATATACTTTAAACTTTTTCGTAGGTACTTCAGAGGTGCGAATTGGATCATTCAGTTTTACTGATTTTCCTTGATATTCAGCTTCCGTTATTATTAGATTTTCGTACAAGTCGTTACACTCGCAGAAATTATCTATCAACGTAGCTTCATCTAACTCTCCAGGAGTATCTTTCTTGTATTTATCTTTTAATTTATTGGTGCCTTCTTGGCCTGCGCCTCCTTCTTCATAAACAGAGGTGTGATGCTCGAATGCACCCTGCAGCTTCATTCCGTAGTCTGCTGCTGTCATAAAGGTACCTACACCAGCACCATTCTCTATCTTTAACGACTCATCTAGCGGCTCTACGTCTTCCTCAGCGGCTTTCGTCTCTGGAACACAGTTAGGTACTGTTTTACCATTCTTCTTCTTTGTGCCTACAGGCTTGTAGTTGTCCCAGCAAGGATTGTCTTTAGGATTCTTGAGGCCTTCCTTTACTATGAAAGCATTGACCCTTGCATATCCCCACTGCTCTGCTGTGGCACTGTCGGTAGGATTGATCAACCACTCTTCTACACCTTCGTAGTAGACATCTCTTATCTCTTCAAACGTGCAGTCAGCTTTCAGAGCTTTCGACTCCAGCGCTATCCTCGACTTGCCAGTTGGTTCGTAATCTTCTTTGCGGTTTACCGTTTTAGTATCTGCGGAACGAGCTCGGTCAAGCAATCTATCATGCTTCTGCTTGTCTTGTTCTTTTTCTCTGCGGATTCTTTCTTTGGCTACTGATGTTGCTTCGCCTTCGCCAAACATCTGTTTGTACGATTTTGTGGATCGATTAGACTCAGTCCGAATTTCTGATTGCTTTTTAAATTGAAATTCTCTTGCTAACTCTGTTGCTTTAGCAATATTAGTAGCCTTTGTCGACTGTTCTACTATTTCTTTTTCTTGAGGTATATTTTTGTCTTCGAAGAACACGTCTACTGATTGAAGAATATTTTCAATACTCTCGTTTCTACTCGATCTTGCTTGTCGAATTCTTTCGATCTCGCCTTTACGAATCATAGGCATGAGGCGTTTTGAAAGCCTATCAATGAGACCAGCCTTCGTTGCTATTAGCTTATCAACAGTAATTTTTTGCGAAGCTGGCAAGGATGCGTAGTTCTCACCTTTCTTACCAGCAAACTTCTTTCTTAGAATATTCCTAGCGGCCTTCTTAGATCTCTTTTCAAGAGCTTCTTTTGGAGCCATTCTAAATTTCTTAATCTTACGCAGGCGTTGCATTCTAGGAGCAAGACGTTTCATTGTCCTGCCTCTTTTCAATCTTTGCTGAAGAGTCATTGGAGCTCTTTCGTCGAGATGCTCTTCTTCTAACTCTTCTTCAAGGTCTTCTTCTTCGAGCTCATCAACAGCTTTCTGAAGCTCGTCCTTAGTAATGTCTGCAGCGTCAAGATCTGCTTTCTTCTTGTTCTTCTCTAAGAACAGCTCAATCTCTTCTACTAGCATGCCTTTTCTTAGCATGTTATACATTTTCTTGGCTTGGGTACTCGACATTTTCGAAGGAACACCCTTCATGAATGCGTCCATATCTCCATCAGATACTGCCTTTCTCATCTTAGAGGCAGACATGCCCTCCACACCTTCAGCATCTGGGTCACGTTCACCAGCACTGACGACTTTTACTTTGTCGAATGTGTAGTCCTTTCCGTTGTACTTGTTGAGGAGTGTGTTATATTCTGATACACGGTCAGAGCCAGCAACAATAACAACCTCATTGAAGCCAGCTTTCTGAAGCTCAACCATGAGCTGAATAATTGTTCTGGATGCTGACACCTTGACAATGCTGCCGAAGGCTTTGGTCGCAAAGGATATCTTGTCTCGATATGAGAGGGGATCTTTGGTGGCGTTCTGAGTGTGGGTTAGATACACACGAGGTTCACCGCGCTCTCTTTTAGCTACGGTTATAACTTTCTGTACTAGTTTTTCATGTCCTACTGTTGGAGGATTGAATCTCCCCCAGCTGATTACAGCCTTCTTCATTGCGTGTTTTCCTCAGACTTAACGCTAACAATATAATTTTGTTGTTATGTATTGTCGCAGTCGTCATCTGTAGTAGATTGTGTGAGATCCACTTCATCAACTTCATATATAAAGTTGCTAGCCTCGCGTATGCGATACTTCCCCTGCGTTTTTGCTTGTTCGGCAATATATTGGGCATATGCAGTAATAATTGAATCGGACATTACTTATCCTCATAATGCTGTTGTATATTCTATTTATAATAACTTACTTCTGCCATCCTTTAATTACTTCAGGAGAGAAGTTTGCATAGGAGAACTCTAGCCTATCTACTATCTTAACTGCGTTACCAATCCTATCTATACTGACGTATCCTTCTTGATTAGTGGTCTCAAATCCTTTCTTTGTTCTCAAGAAGGTACCAAGTGACGAGGCTCTGTTCAGCTTAGCAATAATAGAGGCTTTGGCCTGAATTATTACGTTCATGAGAGTAAATATGTTTGTAAGCTCGGCAGTGTTCTGAAAAACTTTTTTGAGAACCTCATCACGTTTCGCTGTCCATGCTTCTTTTGTCTTTTCTGTTTTCTTCTTGTCTATCTCTTTCTGATACCAATCAGTTATATAATCATATAGCCCTCTGACATGGGCTTTGGGATTGGGAAATGGCTCGTTCGCTCTGACAAAGGTATTGTTATATGTTTTTATCTTTTGTTTCAATTCCTCATCATCGCGGATAGTATTCAAAGCCTCGCCGGATATAGTTTGGAAGATTTTACCAGCTTGCGATAGCAGCTCGGTAACTTGATTGGTTTCTTCCTTGGTAAACGTAGCGTTACCAGATACATCACGATATGTGGCATCGTCCATCCAAACCGATTTTGGTGACTTCATCTTCTTGACGATATCTTTGCCAAACGAGGCACTCATCTTCTGAAGTGTGGATCCGGTGTACGTGGTGTGCCAAACGATTCCAATGCTAGCACTCCTGATCTGTCTGCCTAGTGCACTGTTAACTGGTACCACATATACTATGGTGTTGGGTTGGAACGTATAATACTTGTTACCTTGGATTGTTTTGACTTTAATATCACCTCGAGTGAACATAAGATCACCCTGGTACATTCCTTTAGTAATACCAAGTTTCGAAAACTCTCGCAGCGCTACTTTGAACTTAGCTGCAAGGTCTCCGGAAAGACTATCATTAATTTCTTTCTCTGTTTTGAACAGCTGAGGATTGACGTTGAAGACGCCTTTCTTAGCTACGAAGAACTTTCCATCAGATGGATCAACACCAGCAAAGATCGCTGGAGCTCCGTCCCACTTGACTGTTACGTTCACAGCTTTATCGCTCGCACCAGCCAGCATATCTCTAAGAGACCGCAATGAGTTTATAGCAGAGCGCGCACCATCAACCCCATCATTGAAGATCATGTCTTCTATATGCTCCATGTGAGCATTTTTTTGTTCTGTTAGGAATGAGGAAAATTTCATATATCTAGTGTCGTGCCTCTTCTCAATGCATATGGTGCTACCATGTATCTAGCATAACCAACGCCAAAGTTATTTCTATCGCCTTTCCTAACAAATAACATACATCTATAGTCTGAGGTAGGAAGTGTGCCAGAGAACATATCGTGCGATGATTTTAAGACATATGTTTGTCCAGACTTCTGCAGATTCATTATCCCTTGACATAGCATATTGACATGCTGACGGCCGTTTGGTTTCATGAAGTCAATTCCATACACGGCGGCCTTCTTTACCTTGTCGTCCTTCAAAGGTCTCATAAAAGACTGGCTAGGTTGAAACTGACCCTTTGTGAGTGCTTTAGTGTCTTCAATGAACTTCGTTATTTCGGGATGGTTGGGGAACAGTTTGTCTAGCTCTGTTAGTCCCCCATATTGTTGATAGGCTTTGGCAGTTGTACCATCTTTATGGGATATCCAAGCCACCTCCTTACCAGACGCATCTACGAAATGAAAGTCTGATTTTGGAGTGCCTGGTGTAGAGATAACATCATATACCTCTACTGTTTTTTTTCCTACTTTGACATTGATGAATGGTTTTTTTTCTTTTTCTAGGATAACCATCAGCTTATCTCTTAGATCTTTCAATGCCCTATCTTCAGCAGCAGTTCCCCCACCAGCACCTTTACCACCAAATTCACCTGACTTACCAAGCGCAGTGACTTTCAATTGACTGCCTTTTGTAGTCCTGAAAGATGCAGCAGATAGTCTTTCCTGGCGGCCAGTTCTCAGCAGCTCATGTAAACCTAGAACAAACTCAGCACTCTTGTCTGCATCTATTTTAATTGTGGTTCCGTCCTTCAAATAGAAATCTTCATTTTTTTCTATTTTCTCAAGCATCGTCTGAGCACGTGTTGGTCTATCTCTCAGATTGGAGGCTGACAGTCCGGTATACATTGGTAACCTCTGAATAAATGAAAATGGTAGGGTATCCCATATTTATAAAGAAACTACTTTGCTTATCCTCATCGATTGTACGTCCTGTCCATACCCAACGTACACATCCACATCTTTGATTCCAGATATATCAACGAATCGAATTATCTTAATATAGTTGTCACTGTCTAGTACATAGTCGTCAACAGCTGGAATGAGACCACCATCTTCCATAGGCTTCCATACATCAGGCATACGATATTCGGGAATGCTATCGTCCAAACTTTCAACTGGCTGCTTAACATAAACGTCTCCGTTAGCGTTCATTGCTGCTATCCATACCTTGACTGTAGAACCTATCTCATCTTTCTCTGGTATTAATCTAGCATCGATGCCCCACTTGCTTATAGACTCTAGTCTCACGCCTGCAGGCTCTGGCACTTCCATATCTTTGAAACTTCTTATAACCCAAGCCTCAAACCACGGATGGCCGACAATGCTATATGGTAAACCACAATAGCCACCATCTCCGTATCCAGTACCCCAGCTATTCTGAACAATGAACCTTTTGAACTGATCATCGTATCCGACAATGAGCATGAAGTGACCACCTATGCCCTTGCTTCCAATAAAATCGCGAGGATATGAATGTAGTTGCCAAGGACCAACTAGGTCTGAGAGATCTGACATTACTTGGCAAGCCATTCCTACTGGCAGACCCTCATGCAGCGCTGCTTTGATTTTGTTAATTAGAAGATCAGCTTCTTCGCCATAACGATTTACTTTAGGTTGCGTACCAGACAAGGTCTCGTATCGATTCACTCTGTTAGCAAAAGCTTCATTGTATGCATCGAGCGGAGGATCTATATCATCTTTTGAGAGGTCATATGGGTAATACTCTTCGGTAGGTATGCCGTACTTGTATGCTATGTGATAGGCATCTCTAGTAAACAGTCCCTCTTCGCCTAGACGACCCTCGTAGGCTTTGGTGGCGTTGTACAAGAACATACGACTGAGATCAATAGGTTTATTATTCCGATTAGCCAACAGCTCACATGAGCTTGCAACTCCATTAGCAACACAGCTACCAATTGAGCCTTGATGTTCTACTTCGAAGACGTCTGCCCTCAAATCTACTGAACTAGGTAAATCCTCTAACGCGAATGGAGAGCGATAAGGTATATCCCTCAGGTCGGGAGGAGAAGGTTGTGTGTTTGATATTACATAGTTGCTCATAGTCCGAGTATCCTTGCTACGCTGTTCTTATCTGATGCAAGACCCTTTCCAGACCGAAGATGATCTTCGACTTGTTCGAAGTAGAAAGCGGCATCTTGCTCCCCTTTATCCTCTAGCATTTCTTTTGCATACTTGAAGAAGTTTACTGTGTTCATGCTGTCACCAGCTTGCATTGAAGCTGCTTTATATTTACCTGGTCTTTGATTACTCACCTAACGCCTCCACAACGTGTTTACATTTACCTCTGAACGAGAATCCTGTACAGGTACAAGAGCGCTTGTCCGGGTTGATATGATATACTTGACCTTTGGATCCTTGTACTTCTATAAGTGCTGAATCTACCTTAACGTCAAACGGATTAACGTCCAGCTGCTTGAACTTACGATAGGCTTTGCTGAACCTCATTGGTTTGGTAAAGTAGTGAGGTTCCCCACTGCCATTTATATAAGCATGAACCATATCCCCATCTAAGAGATAGATGAAGTTTGGTTGAAAGTCCAAATCCCACTCTGTTATCTCTTGAAGTGCTATCATTTTTCCCCTACTAGGCCATCATATATGCCATTGTTGTTGATGAACTGCCAACCGACTTGCTTGTCAACCAGGAAGCGTAATAGTCGACCATCCTGATCCAGAGTAATGACATCCTCGGATTCATTGGAGAAAGTAGATATATCACAACGTACCAACGCCTTCTTCATAGCTTCGTCATCGACTGTCTCGTCAAAACTATAAACAACGCTCTTCACCGGCTGCACACTTCTTACTATAACATTAATCATGCGGATACGACTCCTCTTCGTTAATCTCATCAAACATATGTTCGTAACGCTCACCCCACTTGTCTACGAACTCCTCGTAACTGAGATTGTGTAATGCATCCTCAGTCATTTCGATATGCTCATCACTCATTCTTCCCATTACACTTTCCCCTTGTAGCCAAGTTCTCTCATTGCAGAAACAGGATTCGTTTCTTCGGCGAGTTTCAAATATGTCTCTACACCAACATTCTTTGTCAAGAAATTTACCCAAGCCTTCCAAGGCTTGTAAGGACCATACTTGAATCGAGCAACGAATGCAGGCTTCTGCTTACCAACCCACGATGGGTGACAGTTAGGACGAACTTCATCCATTGTCTTAGAGCCCTTGTAAGGACCCTCGTACATCAGATACATGCCGTCGAAAGCGAAGTCTTCTTTGATAAATGATGTCATGCATATCTCCAGTTATTCGTTCAGTATGGTTATTATAGCAATACTGAACCAGAAGGTCAACGCAGAGAATCAAGGGGTTACAGAAAAATCGTAAGCCCTTGATTAGGTAGGAAATTAATATTTAGATAAATCAGCTAGTTAGAATAATTCGCTGTAATCTTTCTTGTTGGATGCAGATCGTCCACGGTCAAACACGGGAATGTTGTCGTCATGTTGAGGTTCCTGCATTATACCGTCTTGTGCAGATTGCTCGACATCATATAGTCTCATTCGTGATCTATCAATACCAACCACAAATCTCTTATTCATCGTCGGATCATTATACCTATTCTTCAGCTGCTTGACCATTACTTGGTTCAATGCTTGCAACTCGTCGGTACTTATGATTGCCAGCATGAAGTCAGCTGTTGCAGGTAGACCAAATGATTCTGATGTGTCAGTAAGCTCTACATCGCTATTAGAGAAACCAGATCGTGTCGTCTGCGTTGCACTAAAGATAGGAACATCCTTCTCTACGGCCAGGCCTCTAAGCTCTTCGGCAATACTCTTAAT